TAATTCGATTTTATATCTTATATCTTCATCCTCAGTTTCACCATAAGTTAAGAATCTACCTATCTCTCTATCTCTAACTCTGAAAGTCGATTTTAAATAAGTCGTTTTACCAGCTTTCGGATAGTCTACTAGTTTTGTATTCTCAGTAGCTAAAAAGTCAAAATTAGGACTAAAGAAATCCACAATCAATTGTTTAGTATAAACTTCTCTAATTTTTACAAAGAGTCCATTATTTTCTGAAATATATTGACCAAACTGATTAGTTGTATCTTTTATATACATAACAATATGTTGTCCGATTTTTAAGCCTCTACCAGTAAAATTCTCAGTAGATGTTTCATTTATCATTATTCTACCCCTTTTGTCACCATCCGGATCTAAAGTTTCGAAAGTTATATTAGTTATAGAAGATGATAAAATATCAAATTCAATTTCTTCTTTTTTGTAAAGTTGAAGAACAGATCTTAAAGCACCTTCTTCTTCGGATCTAAAACCTAAGAAAAGTTCTAAAGATGATGCTTCAACCGTTACATCATCAGAATCATCAATATAACTAAGTGTATATTCGATTTTATCAAAAACAGTTTGTTGATATTCTTCAAAAGAAACTTTATCTAATTCTCTATTAGGCTTTTTGTTAAGATAAATATTTGTTAGTGGTTTAACTCCAGTATAAGCATAATCTCCAGTTGACTCTAGTTGTTCACCAGAGAAGTCATACATAAAAAACTGTGGTGTTTGGTCAGTCATGAACTTCCAATAATACTTGACAGCAACATCTCCTTCAAAATTTTCTCTCGGTCTTCTAAAGTAATCTCTTGTTTTCAACCACACACTCTCTCTTGGAGTATAATCCGGATCTAAAGTTCCATAATTATTTTCAGCAATTTGAGAGAATGTGCTAGCAACCTGAGTTATAATTTGATTAATTTCTACCTCAATTTCAACAAATGAGTTATTTGAAGGCTGATAACTCCACATAGATTTTCTCTCAGGGTTATAAATAATTCTACCAGCTTGTGCAGAAATGGTAATTTGGTCTTTAATTTGACCAGTTTCTGACGAAATAATTACAATTTTTGTAATACCTGGTCCTTGAACACTCATATAAACATCATTATCAAATTGACTCATACCTAAATAACCATATAAAGAAGATGGATATCCTAATGTTGTGAAACTCGTAGTTCCAAGGTCCAAAACTGTAAAATCACTATTTGAATCCGATATGTTTATTTGTGATGAATAATTATTAAAAATTATATCCGCAAACGGTTGAGTAGCGATTCCACTAATTTGCTCATAAGCATCATTGTCAATTTTCCAAAGACTAGCAGAACCATAAACATAAATAGCCTCATACACAGGGTCATAAAATATACTGTGTGTCAAACCAGGTATATCATAACTTGTATTCTGAATTGTTTGATTCGGATTGGCCAAAAAGTTCTGAACAACACCACCATTGATTCTAATAACCTCATTTAAACCGGTTGGGTTACCTTGAGTTGTTACATACATATCACCTTCAAAATCATTGAAAACCATTGCCCCAGTTCTTGTAGCCAAAGGCGGGAAGTTAGAGGTAGAGGTATTTAAAGTAACAGAAGGAGAAGACGTTAAATTATCAAACTCCCAAATATCAACTCTAGCGACATTATCATAAGAAACATAAACATCACCATTAACTGGGTTAATCTCCATATCAAAAGCGTTATAAGACAAACTAGGAAATGTTATGGTGGAAATTAATGAGTTACTAGTAGGATCAACCACAAACATTCTTTTCTTAGATAAGAGATATAAATAATTGTTTGTGGTATTGAACTCCATTTCAATACTTTGAGTGTTACCAGGAAGAGATACCGTAGCATTTAATGTTCCGAAATAAGCATCCACTGAAACTAAATAATCACCAAAAGCATATATTGAATTACTTAACTCTAAATACTCAATATCAACTATACCAGGATATCCCTGATAGTAATTAGTTGTATAAACGTTAAATGTGCTAATGAAAATACTAAAACTCGGATCAAACATTGGTGGATAAAATGGACCCATTACACTTGATGTTGGTGTAATTGGAACTATACAACTTGATTGACTAAAACCAGAATCATAACCAGTAATTTGAAACGGTGACACTAAACAAGGATTAGCAGTTAATCCCCAGAATGGTCCTTGATAACTTAAATTCAAAGATTTTGGGTCAAGATTTAATATAACAAAGTCTTGATTAACATAAGTATAAAAAGTATTGTTAATCGTAAGGGCCATACCTGTAGCAAAACCAGCATCTTCAAAACTAAAAGTAGATGAAGCAGGTAATTTTATCTCATTTGACGCCACCAAAACACCAGGATTTCCTGTTAGATTTTCTTGAATTGTATAATCAGGAAGACCAGGTAAAGATACTTTACCGGTCGTTATAGTATAATCTAAATTAAGACCAGCTGCTGACAACCTCGGACCTGGATCTAAAAGGTCAAATTTAAGTATAGTATTAAAAGCTCTTACTTGAACCGAGTGTAAATCAGATACAGTATCTGAATATAAAGTTTCCCAATCCGAAAGAGCTTGTGAAATAGAAGGAGTAGCACCAACTGTAGAAACAGTAAGCCCATAGTCATCACCATCAATATTGATGTTTAAATACGTTCCTATATTTGTGAAAAGAACTTTAGAATGCTCTAAATAATAAAAAGCAGTGGTTCCAACTAAAATATCATTTACTTGAACATCAACATTTGGATATTGAGATTTAATAACTATCGAATTATAAAATACAGATGTAAAAGATCCGGTGTATTTTAACTCAGCTAAAATACCCAAAGCCATCAAATCTATATACCATCTTTTCAACCAATTTCTTAGAGTCTTATCAATACTCCTTTCCATATCTATGTAAGATCCAGAATAAACCAATACAGCTTCTTCATCATATACCTGATTATTGATAACCACTTTAAAACCAAAGTCATCTATATCAGTAAATACGATAACATATTTTTTATTTTCTGAATAGTTATAATTTAGTTCATGATTTAATTTCTCAGTAACTCCAACTATTCTTTCTACTGTTTGATCTACATCACCTATAGAGTAGGTTGGACCAATATTAGTATGATAGAAATTCACTACAGCATATTTAGATGGATATTTTAAATCAGCCCTTAACTTTTTATTAGAGTAATAAAGATCAATATTAAATATTTCTAAACTTGATTTGAACTTTTGAGCAAATGAAGCTAGAGTTGTTTCAGCTGAATAAGTCCAACCATAAGTATAATAGTATCTATCAGATGTTAAAAATAATTGAGCACTTAAAAAGTCTTCAAATGCAAAGTTATTTTCAACACCAACATAAGTAGGATTTGCCCAATAATCGGTATTTTCGGGTGTTATATTAGATGTTGCTAAATTACTTATACTTTGAGTATAAGCGACCACACATTGGTATATCTTACCATTCCAAATAACCTGATCTTCTACATTAAAAGCAGTAGTTGAAGTAATCTCTCTAAATTCTTGTATAGCAGCCACTTTGTAGAAATTTGTAGCTGATGATTGACTCGCGACAATTCTAAATTCAGTTCCCGGTTTTAAACCCTGTGGATATCTTAGAAGTTCTTTGATTTCTATTCTGTTACCATTAAGTGTCATACCACCCTGATAAACCAAAGGAACGTCAGTTCTTGTAAGAACCTCCATTATCAAATTTGTACCCAAAGGTAGATTATTTCTATCTAAAGAATATTCAAAATGTGTTAGATCATTAAAATTTGAACTTGTGACTGTTATGATACCATCATTTTTATCACTACCCACTATATTTAATTTTCTACCATAGTAATATTCATCAAAAAATTCTCTTTCGTTCCATAATGAAAGTTTTGGCATATAATTAGAATCTCTGTAATCATAAACACCAAAAGCATTAACACCAGAAATACTAACACCAATATAACTCTCAGGTTCTATATAAATGGATTGATATTGAGCCTCAAAAGTAGCATTATCCATCATAGAAACTACCATTATTTTACCACCACCAGTTGAAATTACAGTATAGACTTGATTTATATTATTAAATTCTAAAAATGGGTTATCAAACTTTAACAAAGTTCCAATTGGAAACTTTGTTTCAAACCCATCACCGTAAATCCATTTAGTATAGAAAGCAGGATCATTGTTTACTGGTTCTATTTTCGTTACACTCTCTTCAATTAAAGACTTGGAACCATAAAAATGGAATCCCTTTTCATTAAATAATTGAAACTTTTTAGTGGTCAATTCACCAGGTAACTCATATTCAAAAGAAGGTATATTTTCTAAAGTATAGACAGCTGCTGTTTTGTAAGTATCTGTAGAATTTTTGTGAAACAGTATGTCACCTTCAAAACGATCAGTGGTTTCATTGTATTTAAAATTTAAATAATCACCTTCTTTATTGAAGAAGAACAGTTTTTTGTGATTTGACATCTATAATATGACTTTTGAGTATATATTAATTTTACATTTCTCAATCAAAGAAAATAATATATAAGATATGGGTAAAATTAACAATTATGATGATTTTCTAAATGAAGAATTCTTCAGAAAGATTTTTAAAAAAGGAAAACAACCACAAAAGTCACAAATTGATTCATGTGTTGCGGAAATATTAGATTTTCTGAATGAAAACGGCATTTATACTTGGGATGATTTTCTTTATTCTAAAAAAGCTGATAAATATATTATAAATAAAATAATTGACACATCTACTAAAAACATGAAAGAATTAGAAGAGGTTAGATTTAAATTAAGACTTGAATTATCAAGTAGACAACAATTAAAAGACTATTTAAAAGAGCTTGAATCAAATGAAGAATATGAAAAATGTGCTTTAATAGTTAAAAAACTAAGTAACTAAAAAATAACTAAATATATGAAGGTTAAAAAATTTAACGATAAGAAGAAAGAAGAAGAAGAAAAAGATATTCTTTTCAGTGCTAAATCTTTAGAAAAAGATAAAGAAGACAAACCATCTTTTAAAACATCAGTAGATGACCAAGAAAAAGTCGAGAAAGAATTCAAAAAAGAATTAGATAAGATTGAAAAATTTGAATCCTTTATTACAATAAGTATAACAAATGACGATGACGATTTAGGAATCTCAGATGACTTTGGTAGACCAACCGATGAATACGAAGTTGATAAACAATCAAGTATAGAACTCAGAGGTGCTGATTTTTTAGAAGATGAGATTGATAGCGATTACGAAGAAAGTGAAATGTCAGGATGTGGATGTTGCAATAGTTGTTCTGGAGAACAAGATTGCGAATGTGGATGTGAAAATTGCAAATGTTCACCTGATGAGAATATACAAAGAGCTTCTGATTTTATCAATTCTCTTTTTTCAGAAAATCTTAAATACCATTTAGATAATAATAAACCTATTACTGAAAATATATTTAGACCAGGTTCTGAATCTTTTTATGATGTTATTAAAGAAGCTCGTAAATTATTTGATTTAGGAAGAGTTAAGTTATGTGATATTGACAAAGAAATTTATGAATCAACTGAAATTGGAAAATTTGGATATTTCAATGGCGAACTGGTTCCTTTAGATTTACCAATGGAAAATATTGAATCTATACAAGAAGCAGAATACAAAGGTAAAGAAGTTGAATTAAATCATCCAATGAGAAATACAAAATCAGGTAAGAAATACTATGTATATGTTAAGAATCCTAAGACTAAAAAAACAATTCGTGTGAATTTTGGAGATGTTAAAGGAGGTTTAACTGCTAAAGTTAGTGATCCAGAAGCTAGAAAGAATTTCGCTTCAAGACATAAATGTTCAACTAAAAAAGATAAAACTAAAGCAGGTTACTGGGCTTGTAGACTAAACAAATACGGTCATTTGTTTGGAGGCAAAACTTATCCGGGATTCTGGTAAAAAATTATATAACTATGAAACATTTAAAAACATATCAAATATTTGAATCGGCTAACAAAAAATTCATCACTGACTTTCTGCTTGATTTTGGCATGTTAATAACGATGGGCTTCTCACAAATAACTAAAAGAGGAGTTAATCAAAAATCAACTAATGAATTAACTGATATGATGAAAAGACTTAGAGAACCTCTTATAAATGGGAAAACCTATACTCAAATAATTGATGATATTAGTTTATTATACAATAATCCTAAGTTGTTATCAGCACTGATGGGACAAATAAGAGAACTTTTATTATATATTGAACCAAGAGTCAAAAACTATGTAGAAGAATGTGATGTTAAAGATAATTGGTTGGGTAAAATTGATAAATTCAAAGAAAGATATAAACAGATAGTAAGTTAATGTTACCATTTCAAGAAACTAAATTAAGTGATAATACATTTATCAGAGAGTTCAGTCAAGATACCGATTCTGGAGAGTTTATGTGGCACAGAGATCATGAAAATCGTATTGTTGAATCTATTTGCGAAACAGATTGGATGATTCAAATAGATAACGAATTACCAAAAGTAATAGAAGGTGAAGTGTTTATACCAATGGGTGCTTACCATAGGCTAATAAAAGGAACAGGTGATTTAAAAATCAATCTAACAAAACTGGTAAATTAAATCTATTTTCAATAAATTTATTTAATTCAATACATTTTTCAAATTCATCAATTTCTGCAAGTTCCAGAACTACTCGCCGCAAATATCTTCTTGAATATATTTTAAGTTCCTTAGAATAAGGTTTTCCAGACAAACATCTGTCATAAACTTCAATAGGATTCATTTTAATCGTTTTGTGCGTTATAATTATCTTTATAAATCTTGATTATCTCATCAAATTCTGAAATAACTCCGGATTTGAATTTTTCGTTGTCGTATTTTTGTTTTAGAATATACTCTTTAACATAGTCCTCATAATCTAAAGAAATGGAAATATCCATAGTTTCTTCATCGATTTCAATTGACTCATTCAACTCATCATCATCTTGTAATTCTTTAGTGATGTCGTCAATATACTCAACAGAAGCAAAATTACTCTTTTCTAATATAATTTCCAATTTTCTTCTTAACTTTCTATTAGAGATAAGTAGGTTATTAGATATAGCAATATCAATATAGTCTTTAGAATCTTTTAAGTTCTCAAGTGTTTGAACACCATCTTCATCGATAACTCTTACTTTCTTAAATACCGGAGATACATTATTAGGAATAAACTCTTCAGTTTCATCATCAACATTTATAACAAAAATTCCTTTTTGATCACCATAGTCATTTCTATCCATTTGAAAAACAGAACCAACAAAAGTAAAGTTTTTATTAGTTTGAACTAAGTGAATATGACCTGAATAAACTCCTTTAAATGCTGAGAAGTTTTCAATATCAATTTTATCAGAGTTTTTATGAGCAACTGAAGTAAGGTGCATTCTACAACCATTCAAATCAGAGTGACAGAATAAATAGTCACAATCTCTATTTTCATCAATGCTTTTTATTTGTTCAATTCTCTTTTCAATATAAGGCATCATTAGAATCTTCTTACCATTCCATTCAATTTTAGTAACTTTGTCATAAATTGAAACATTAGGAATATATCTAAAAGGTCTAATTGAGTTAATTTCAGAAGCTGATTTAGACCACAAGTCGTGATTTCCAATAATGATATGAGTAGGAGCTATTTTAGATAGTTCTTCAACAACATCCATTCCATAATTAAGAAGATTAATAGGAATAACGTTTCTGTTATCGAAAAGGTCACCTAAATGAACTATGATATCTCCGGGTTGAATTCTTTTTTTTAAAGTTGGAATAAGAAAATCTTCAAAGTATTCTCTATGAACTTTATACCACTTATCAACTGAATTAGGATAACCTAAACCAATATGTGTATCACCTATTAGATAAATCTTTGCCATATTATAATATACTTTTTTACTTAGTATTTATAGTCTAAAAACACAAATAGTTTTACTCTTCGTTTTTTTCAGATTTTCTTCTAGCTTCTCTAGCGCATTTTTCACAACCACTACCAGAATACAAATGAGCGTCTGGTGTTTGTTCAAAAACTCCATGAACTGGACATATTATTTTGACTTTAGTTCTGCAATTTTCATAAAGAACTAAATCATAATTATACTTATTATTGTGTTTAATTCTAGATCTAATTATAAAATCTTTACTTTTTTTATTTTTTCTATTTAAAGCATTAAACTCTTTTTCAATCGATTTCTCTTTTGATTTGCAATTTTTATTACAGAACTTTCTATCTGGTCTACCATATTTTATTTCCTTAACACAATATCTATAATTACAGTTCATTAATTATCTATTAAATCTAAAAAGTGGAAAAGGCAAAATTTACAACATATTTGAAGTAAAACGACTTAGAGATAAAAACATGAAAAATATATAAAGAAAAGTACAAAAAATAATTAAAAAGTATGGCATTACCACATTTTACACAAGTAACAAATGCAGGCTCACCGGGTGGACCAGGAACTCTACCAGATGAAGTAGTATATCTTAACTTGTTTGAGATAACTTTTATCTTACCAGTTATCTTACAAGCACAGGGGAGAGATCCTATCTTATTGCTTCAAAACGCAACTAAAATCGACTTAAACTTAACTGAATTCGACGTTGCAGAAAAAACTCAGAGATTTAAATACTCTACAAGATTATTTATGGCACCTCCAACTAAAACGGATGTGGCATTTTCTATTCCATTACAAGTAAACGTGAATCAAGCTGGTTCTATGGAAACTTGGAATACAATGAAAGCGTGGTATGATTTAGTATTTAACTCTCAAAATGGTGCACTTCACTATAAATCTGACATCATCGGAACAGTTATTGTTAACCAACACGATAAAAAAGGTGTGGTTTTAAGAAGAGTAACTTTCCAAAACGTTCAATTAAAGAAAATTGGAGGTTATTCACTTGACTGGGGTTCTAACGCAATCGTTGAAAACGTTGCATTAGACTTCGTAGCTGACTACTTTATCGACGAATATATCGATCAAAACTTCAGAATCGAGCCACCATTGGTTTCTGGATATTAATAATAATAATAATACAAATAAAAAACCCATCAAATTTGATGGGTTTTTTTGTTTTATAATGTTTGTAATTAGAAGCTTGGCATACTAAAGTTGCCAAAGTTAGGAGAACTCATATTTCTCATCATACCGTCATAATTTGGCATTCCTTTAGATTGTTCACCTTCTTGTTTCTTACGAGAGTTATCTTCTTCCTCGGCAAGTTCATTAACAAGTTTGATGTTTTCTTCCAATAACCAAAATGGCCAACTATCAATTGCAGATTCTTGTAATCTCCAGTGTTTTTGAAGTAACAACTTATTCTTTAATATATGCGTCAAAGG